AATGAATATTTTGCTGATAAGGAAAATGTTTATTATAAGTCAAAACTTTTACCAATTAAAAATAGTGGAAAGTTAAAGATTGTTTCAAGTGAACAAGGGGATACATTTCTTTATGATGAGGCAAGTGGCTATGTCTTTATAGGAGATTACACTTTTGATAAAGAAAAAGCTCCTTATAAAGTTATTGGTCTTGATGGAACACATAATTTTAGTTTACTTTTTATAAGTAAAGATGGGGTTTATTTTTATGAGCCTTTTAGAAAGAAACAAGAAAGAATAGGAGATAATGTTTTTAAAGGTGAAAACTCGGCTTAACATCTATCTCTTGCGTATAGCTTTGCATTCCCGTTCTCTGGCGGGCGTTGCCCAAAACTTTACCCCCATTATTTCACCGCAAATATACAACAATATTTTTAAATATCAACAAAAATATGAAAATTAACACTATTGACATACAAGCCACTTACCAAACCTATCTCTTAGAGGGTAACTACAAAGACCTCCTTTGCTTTCCTCCTCTCAAAAAACTAAACAGTAACGACTGGGCAGAATATTACGGCAAAGAATACGACACTGACGATCCACAATTAGACACATTCTCTTTTTCATTGTCTTTTATCTCTAAAAGCAGCCAATACGATGCCTTTATATCCTTTCTATCTGCTCAAACCTATAACGATTTTCTTTTTGAGGAGATGGGTAAGTATTTCCGATTACGATTCGTTGGGGTAAGAAAAGCTAAAAAAGAAGAAGGCTATATCACCTATGAGGCTACTTTTGCTAATGATAATCCATTGCATGGTTACACCCATACAGCCCCTAATGACACTTTACCTCCTTCAGGTTTTACGATTGACAACATAGACCTATCCAAGTATGGTATTTACCTATTGGAGGAGAATGAAAGCAACCTACTAAAGAGCTATGAGGTTAAAGAACACCTAACTACTACAAGCAATACCATTATGGGGGTACAATATGCTGAATATCCTAATGTGTTTAAGGAACGTACCCTTGAGCTTCTCTGCTACATCAAACAGCCTATCAATCGCTTTTGGAAATTGTACGAAGCGCTATTATACAACCTTTCTCAAAGAGGAGAACGCTCCATTAATGCTTTGGGTAGCACCTTTAAGGCTATCTATCAAAAGGCTAATGTAAAAGAGGTGCTACTTACAAAAGATACTTTGAGGGTGGAATTTACCCTTTACTTTGTGGTAGTATAAAAAATATACAAAGAAAATACAAAAAATAAACAAACTCATATAAAGAGTATGTCTCACGCATGGTGTATCTTTGTGCTTGGAATTTAAGCACTAATCGCTAATAACTATGCAACTTCATTTTAATAGCACCTATATAGATGTCCTCCCTACTGATGAGAGCTACCGATACCGCTCCATTATGGGAGAACACACCCTTACCTTATATTTTGCATTACCTTCTTATACAGATATACCTACTGGTGCATGGTGTGAATTTACTAATGAGAGGTACACACTCAATCAGCCCGCTAAAATCGTAAAACATAACACACGACACTTTGAATATACCCTTACCATGGATAGTGAGGGGGTAAATCTCAAGAATTACAAGTTTCGTAATCCAAACGATAAGACCCTTAAATTTCCTTTTACAGCTTCCCCACGTTATCATATTCAGATATTAGTAGATTGTCTTAATATGATAGATAGTGGATGGCAAGTAGGTAATTGTATAGAAGCCTCTGAGAAACTCGTATCTTACAACCATAATAACTGCCTCGAAGCATTGGAAATGATAGCCAAGGCTTTTGAGACAGAATACGAGATTATAGGTAAAACTATTCATTTGCATAAGGTAGAGTATTTCAAAGACAATCCCCTACCCCTCCAATATGGCAAAGGCAAAGGCTTTAAAACGGGTGTAAGTCGTACCACAGAACAAAGCCGTATCACCCGCCTCTATGCACAAGGGGGCGAACGCAATATTGACCGCTCTAAGTATGGCAACAAGGAACTATTACTCCCTAAATCACAAGAGTACGTGTATGAGGGTGTAACATTCCTTTCAGATGACAAAGGGCTGTCAATAGCTATCAAGAACGCACAAAATAACGGCTTTGTAAATGAGCAAAGCCTCGACCTTTCCCATATATATCCTAAGCGTAAAGGCACAATTACAGAAGTCTTTGAAGTGGATCACGACAAACACTTCTATGATTTTACCGATACCTCCATACCTCAAGCCCTTGATTTTAATGCGATGCAAATCAAAGGTGAAAAAATGCTTATCTACTTCGAAAGCGGCATGTTATCAGGTAGAGAGTTTGAGGTACAGAAATACGACCACAATCAAAAAAGGTTTCAACTCGTACCAAAAGAAGAAGATGGCGTAACAATGCCTAATGACATATTCAAACCTGCCATAGGTGATGAATATTCCGTCTATAATATGCAAATGCCTAATGCTTATATTTGTGATGATAACACAAAAACGGGTGCCAGCTGGGAGATGATGAAGGAAGCGTGCAAATACTTGTATGAAAATAGAACTGACATATTCACTTTCACTGGTGATTTAGACGGAATATGGGCAAAAAAGAACTGGGTAAATGTAGGAGGGCGTCTAAAAATGGGGGCTTATATCAATTTTTTAGATACCGAGTTTCAACGTACCCCCGTGGCTATTCGTATTGTAGGGCTTAAAGAGTATGTAAATAACCCCTATAGCCCACAAATAGAGCTATCCAATAAGGTACAAGGGCATTCTTTTGTTTCTGAAATGCGCAAACTCCAAAATCAAGAAGTATATTTTGGAGAACTCAATAAGCGCACACAATCACTAACCAAAAGAAGCTGGCGTGATGCTCAAGAAACTATTAAACAGATAGAAGCCGCCTTTCCTGAATATACCAAAAGCATCGTCCCTGCTACTGTACAAACGATGATGGCTCTTATTGGAAACAAAGCTACTCAATTTGATTTTGTAGTCTCAAAAACAAACCCAGTAAAAACCCCTCACACACTCTATTTCGACAAGAATACCAAGCAAATCAATGCAGGTAGCGGGTGGCTCAAACATTTCACACTTGGTACTACTGATATAAATCCTAATCGTGATGCTAACAGCTATAAGTATTGGAATATTCCTGCTTTCGTATCAGGTAGATTAGACGATAAGGCTAAAACCTATTACCTCTATATCAAAGCCTCCAAAACCGCGGAAACGGGCGAGTTTATCCTATCCGAAAACAAAATAGATATAGAACAAGAAGTAGGCTTTTATCATTTTCTATACGCCACCGTCAATTCAGAATATGAAGGAGAGCGAGGTATTGCTAAACTCAATGGCTTTACAGAAATCACTGGTGGACAAATCAAAACTGACAAAATTACATCAGGAAATGGAGAGCAGTATATACACCTCTTTGATGACCATATAGAAATCAAAGCCAATCTTAAAATAACAGACGGTAACAAAACCGAAATAAAACAACTTGTAAGCCCTGATTTGCTTTCATTGGAGAATAGATTGAAGCAATACAGCAATCAGCAGGTACAAGGAGAACAGCAATCCCGTACACAAGCTATTGATACTGCAAAAACTGCTACAGAAGCATACGCACGAACACAAGCAGAACTTACCAAAACACAAGCTATTGCCAATGCCGACGGCAAAATAACAGCGGCAGAACAACGACAAATACAACAACTCCAATTGAAACTCCAAGAAGCTAAAACATTTGCTGAACAAAAAGTAAATGAGTTAAATATTGGGGGGCGTAATCTCATCCTTAACAGCAAGAATGAACGTTACAAAGAGTATAAAGGTACGGTAGAAGATTATATAATATATCAAATCACAGGAGGAACTTTAGAAAAGAATACAACTTATACATTATCTTTGGAATATAAAAGTGAGGATATTAGAAGTGTTGATTTATTTTTTGTAGCTAATGACTATTCGCAAGCACATTATAAAAATGTACCAAATACCAACGGATTATGGAAAAGAGAGGTGTTAATCTTCACTACAAATGATGGAACTCCAAAAGGGTATATACGAATTGATAACAATGGTAGTGATACAGGTAATGTAACCTCTAAACTTTGGACACGAAATGTTAAACTCGAACGAGGCAACAAACCCACAGACTGGTCACCAGCTCCTGAAGATGTATGGGGTACTATGGTAGATTTAGGTATCATTGACAAAAATGCAGCGGCTATCAATGAAGCCGAAAAAGCCAATATAAAGTATATCAATGGTATATTTAGCAAAGGTGCTGATTATACAGGAGAGACAGGTATTGTTAAAAACACCATCACTACTGGAGCTTTAACTGTTGGAAACACATTAGGGGGAAATGCAGGTATTAATGGGGCGGGACTTGATGGCAAATCTATTCGTTTCTTTGCAGGAAAGCCATATTCCCAAAAAGAACAAGCACCCTTCAGAGTAGATGATAACGGAGAATTATGGGCTACCAATGCACATATATCAGGAGAGATTGAAGCTAACAGTGGAAAAATTGGGCAATTCTATATTAATACAGACAAAAATGATAATAAAGGACAATTATTTTCGGGAGATAATAACACAGGGGGAAATGCTATTAATTACTCAGGGATTTTTCTAAAGAATCTCGTTGAGCAAACAGAAATACACCTTAGTTCCTCACCTATCATTACCCAGAATGGAAAAGGTTTTTTAGATATAAACTATAAAGGCGATGGACATAATACCATAGGCTCAAATATAACAGTAAGACCACTTACAGATAATGAATTTCAAAAACATTCACTTGCTCAAAGGATAGATGGAAATATTTATACTATTGGACAAAGAGCTGTTTTTGATGATGGTTATATAGGACTCGCTGAATCTTATGCTATAATTAACAATATAAGACATACACATACTTTTATATTTACAAGTGTAGCTTCTAACATGCATACTATCTATTTGCCAAACCACAGTCAAATAATACAAATAACAGGAAAAAGTAATGCATCCTTTGAACTTGTTATTGTAATGTCTATTCATGTGGAAGGAAGGAGCGTCAGAATACAAGGTGTTAATGGAGGAGCTTTGTTAGATAACAATGGGAATTGGCATGCAGGTAATAACTTTGGATATATGGATATGGGTAAAGGAGATGTGCTAAAACTACGATATTACAATGGTCATTATTATATGACAGGACACGATTATTAAAATTTAATTTATACAAATATGCAAATCATTCAAAAAACAACGCGTATCACCGCACAAGAAGAAGTACAGAACGCTATTGTGATGTACTCCTACGAATTTGAGAAAGACCAAAATCCACAAGCAGTGGCTTTTTCTGTACAAAAAAGCTCAGAAGGACAAGTAGGATATTCCTATTTGCAAGGAACAGTAACCGAGCGTGATTTCAATATGCAAAACAACAATTTCCAACCATCGGATATTGACTTGATAAAGCATATTCACACCACTTGCACGGGGATCATCAAAGGAGAAAACACTGAAAAACCAAAATCCAATGATACGAAAAAATAGGTTTCTCGTGCCAAAAGGATATAGGGCAATCACCCTATGTCCTTTCATCTTCGTTCGTAACGATAGTGATAAGTACGATAAAGAGCTTATCAACCACGAACGTATCCACTTGCGACAGCAGGTAGAGACCCTGATATTCCTCTTTGCCATTTGGTATTTCCTTGATTTTCTTTTCAAGTATTTACGCTATCGCAATTGGGATAAGGCTTACCGCAATATTATCTTTGAAAGGGAAGCCTATGCCAACCAAAGCAACCTTGACTACCTCAAGGTAAGGGGTATATGGTGGTTCACCGCTTATTTTAAAAATAATAGTCAATAACAAAAAAATAAATGGAAAAAATATTTGTAATTCTTTGGATACTACTCTGTATCTATATTCTTGTACTCCTTATGATATTTGCCGACCTTTGGAGTGGGGTGCGCAAGGCTAAACGATTGGGTATTGCGCGTAACTCCTACGGATATAGGCGAACCATTAGCAAAATGGCACAATACTACAATATACTGATTGCTTGTACCATTGTGGATAGTATGTATGGAATGCTTTCTTGGTTTTTAGAAACCTATTATCAATATTCGATTTGGTTATTCCCGTTCTGCACATTCTTTATAGCCGTAGTCTTATGTCTTATCGAAATCAAATCGATACGTGAAAAAGCCGAAGATAAGGTGCGGTTTGACCGTGCAGGACAAGCCATTCAACAAGTGTTTATCAATCGTGATAACTTAGAGGAAGTAGCTAAGACTATTTCTAATTATATGAAAGAAAGTGATAATTCTAAAACAGAAGACCATGAACCAAACACAGCTTAATTTTATCAAAACCTATAAGCCCGTAGCCCTTGAAAGCGAGCGTAAGACGGGCATATCGGCTCTCTTTATCCTTGCTCAGGCAGGTTTGGAGAGTGCATGGGGAAAAAGTCCTATAGGGAATAATTTCTTTGGTATAAAAGTACCTAAGAGCCTTATTAGTAGTACTCCCAATGAGAAAAAGCAACTCCTAAGAACTACAGAGGTACTCACTACTCCCAACGAAAAGAGCAAATTCCCTGAAGTGATTAGTATCACCAAACGTACAGACGGCAAATACTTGTATATCGTACGAGATTGGTTTATGAAGTATGAGACCCCAGAGGAGTGTTTCACAGACCACGCTAATTTCTTTTTTAGGAATAAGCGATACGCCAAGGCGTTGGAGGTCAAAGCTGACCCTTACAAGTTTGCTGAAGAAGTAGCAAAAGCAGGCTATGCCACTGCTCCGAACTATACAGATAGCCTTAAAACACTCATTAAAGAAATTGAAAAAGTAAAATAGTTATGTATGAGAAAGAAATTGTATTTACTATTAGCTCTTATGGTGCTTTTCGGTTGCGGGAGCAAGAAATCAAACCGAACCGAGCACAGAGAAGAGCAAAAGAGCGAAAGGAAGGAGGTAAAAGACAGCGCTACACGGGTAGAAAAAGCCCAAAAGGTAAGCGCTTTTGACCTTCAGCAGACCCAAACCTATGAAATCACCCTTGAGAGTGATAAGGACAGCGTAGGTAACGCCAAGGAAGTAGTGTATTATCGTATCAGGGACGGCGACAAGGAGACTATAAGAGTACAAGGCGGAAAGATTACCCTTAAAACCATAGATAACCTTTCTAAGAGCTTGCAACAAGCTGATACTACTCTTTATATAGATAATAAG